CTCATCAACACTTCCGATGTATTCTGTCGGTGCAAAAGACACGTTCCCGTCATCGTCTGTAGACGCGTCAAGAGTATAGTACTTTCCGTCAGTCGCTTTAAAAACGAGTTGTCCAACCATCAATGCTTCGATCTGAGCAGACGTAGCACCAAGTTTTGCGATATAGTATTTATCCGCATTAGCATCTCTTGTAAACAAGGTATCGACTGACGCGTCTTTGATTTGAGCGTAGCTAATGTTCGCATTTTCAATGCCCGCATTTACAGCTGAAGCGACGTTTGCTTTAAATTGATCTGTCTCAACCAAATACGCCGTTACATTACCAGCGTCCAGTTTCTCGGCTGTAATGCTGTTTGCAGCTATCTTATCGGACGTTATCGCAAAAGATGAAATGTGGTTTGATGTAATCGCGTTTGCCTGAATTGCGCTTGCATTTATGCTGTTAGCCTGAACATGCTGTGCGGCAATTGCACCGTCCTGAATAGCAACACCGTTTATGGACCCGGAAGCTAAATTCGCAGCTGTAATTGATCCTGGTATAATCGAACTACCATTGACAGATGAAATATTCCACGAAGCTACGGAAGAACTAATCTCTTGCAAAGAACCGAACGTAGCGGTCTTTACTCTATCGTTGATGCAATCCCATGTAAGGCTCTTTAGGTCAATTTTCACGTCGATACCCAAAGGCTCGTGGACTACTTGTACAGTATCATACACAAACAGGCTGTCCAAATGCCTGTATTCTTTATACTCTTCTGTATCTCCGAGAAGGGTAAAATTGACTGTAAGCGTAATTTTAGGATCATCACAACCGTCCTCGAACTTTTTTATAGCGGCATCAACCAATCGCACTCTCGCAAGTCCTTCTGTGACATTCTTACCGTCTACCTTTGCCTCGGACACACTATTCGGGTATATCTTTGGCACAACGATACTGCTCGCGTTTGTACCATTTCGAACAATAACGCTTCCATCAATATCTCCATTCGGCAAACGCAGAAGTTGATACCCGGAAGGAAGTTCCGCGGATGTATTGTAAATGTACTTACCGTTTTCGTATCGACCGTTAATATACAAAGGCGAACCGTTCTTGTTTTGCCCTTCGCATCTTATTCCGAACGCGGCGTCTGTTTCATCAATCTCATAAGTCACGCCAGTGATGTTCTGAGCGTATCTCAAGGAATATCCACGATCCGTACCGGCGCGCCGAAGAACATATATGTCGTAGTTGTCGCAAACTGACTCAGCACCCCAATGTGTAAGAATACCCGTATCTTCTTTTGTTATTGCCTCAATCGGGTTTACGTTTCTATAGCTAATGCCGTCTCTAGTAGAAGATATATCACAATAGATATTAAAGTCATGCGGGTACACTGTATTATCTAGAACGCCCTTACACGCGTCGATACACGCAAGACTACCGGAATTATTACTATACGTAGTAACGTTACCCATAAGGTCGTACACTATGTGCCTAGCCTTTACAGTAATCTGACCACCGGAAGCGTCCGACAACTTCACATCATATATCCTGAAAAGTTGATCACGTATTGCGTAGCTCGAAGCAAACGCCTCGCCGGAAGTCTGATCTGGGTTGGCGACGGTAGCCTCGGATATTTTGTAATCCAATGCCTTTTCAGAAATCCAACCTGTGTAGGTTTTATTCTTCCCGCTCACCTTCCACGATGCTTTAATCTTGTAATAGTCGTGGTTAAGGTCTACGTTTACTATCGTACACGTTGCCCCGCCTGGAGCTGTTGCAACGGTCTTACCAGCGTTATTCGTCTTTGACTTCAGCTTACGCTCTTCTTTTGTTGCGGTTGTTTTGATCTTCCATATCTGATATGTATCCGCATAAGCCGTGGCAGACTTGAAGTCAGGTGCGTAGCGCACAGGGCATGAAACCCGAAGAACAACACCATTTTTTAATGCTTTCCATTTACCTATCTCATCTTTCGGATGATTAATGGTCAACTCAGGGTACGATCCTGATTGAAGAGAAAATTCTGCTGATGTCGGGAGCAAAGCTCCGCACAGCCCGAGGGATTCGTACTCATCACTGTTCTTTTCATAAGCAAATATGTAGCCCATTACAAAGACCTCCAGTTTGGCGTTACGGTAACAGATGTTACCCCGCTGCCTGAACTATCCCAGTTAACCGGGTTGGAACCGGCTATAAGCTGCGGCCTACAGTCATTGATAAGACGAACACACTTACCAGCACTCTCTATAGACCCATCAGACAGTGTCTTATACGCAGTCAATGTTTCACAATCGAGCGTGAGATTATCAGACAGATTGTCTATCTCTATTGTGTACTCGCCAACCATAATATATATATCGCTTCCTGTTCCCTTAACTTTGATCGTTGGATACGCGGGAAAAACAGTCGGATTATTGAGGTTTAATGCTGAGCCTTTATTAAAAGTTACGGGCGTTCTTCCAGATGCAAGGTACATCATTGGGTTGCATCGGAACTGAACTGATGTTGTTCTGTACGGACGCCCCCTGAAAACAGTATCAAACGGGATTTGCGCCATCACACATGCTTTGTAGTACCCTTCTGGTCTGTTGGCGAACATAACCTCGCCAGTTCCTCTAAGCCATGCGCCGATATCCTTGATGTAAGTTGTGTTCTCAACAAAACATTTAGCAGTTAGATTGAGATCATCATATACCGCATCACCGTCCATCAAAGTCAAAGTCCCCGGTCGTCCGGGGACAGTGACTGTTGTGGAGCGCTCCTTCGGGATGGTAATCGGCGGCTGTTCGGAAACGTGCATCAGATATTGTGTGCACCGTATACCATTGAATTCAAACCAGTCGTTCATGTTATCCCTCCGTGCATTAAGCAAGAACGCCCATCAAGCGGTTGTTGCGCTTTGTAAGATCGGACAGCTCGATTGCGAGCGATCTGACATCATTGTCATCTCGCACAGCAAGACCGTCGATATTGAGCGTAAGATTGCTGTTTTGATTATAGGTTCTTTGGTTGTTGTATGTTGAACCAGCAGTACCGGACGATGCTCCCATGACATACCTTGTGGCGTTGGCCATGCGCTTAGCTGTTTTCATGGACTCCTGGTCAATACCAATGCCCATACCGCGCATTAGCATAACACCGACCTCGTCACGCATGACCCTTGACGGCGAATGGATTTCAGCTTCAGCCTTTGCACTTCTGATCGCCTCTCTTACCGCATCACAAGCAGCCGTAATAACACCGGAACGACCTGATTCGATACCGCTTTTAATACCGTCCATAAGGTTCTTACCTACAGAACTAGTATTTGTATCCGTCGAAGTAAGAGCATTTTGAATGCCGCTCAGAGCTTCCGTAGCCGCTGTATTCGCTCCGCCTCCACTAGAAGTCAGTGAGGACGAAACAGAGCCCATAAGATTTGCGGCAACCGTAGCAGCGTCCGCTGAGAAGTCGAACTCGGTCATTCCTACGCCTATGCCAGCCGCGACGTCGTTTCCGAGCGGTTTTGTTATCCCGCACGGAGAACCTTGTTCAGCGGCTGTTGATAGTGCTGTAACATCATTACTTATCGTTGTCGATGCTTCAGGACTAAAGTCGTGAGTTATCTGCCCAGCGCCCACGCCCGCAGCCATATCACTGCCAAGATTCGTTAACTGGCCCTGCGCAGCCTCCATTGCGGACGTAAACGCATCTGTGATATTTGTACTGTCTACTTCCCAGCCAAAGTTACCGAAATAGTCTGAAAAAACACTTGCAAAAGTTTTGCCTGTACCGGGGTCAACTTCAGATCCATAATTAGTAAGGAAGTCACTTAGGGTCTTATAGTTGGCCATGAATTCTTCCATTTTTGACTGGTCCATTTGGCCGTTTGCAAGAAGTTCAAAACCTGATGTGAAGTACTGAGCCGTTTCCATGAATCCTTTACCGTCTTCTGCGTTAAGAGATTCACTCAATAATTCTTTATCGCTTTTGCCTCCGTTCATCAACGCCATAGTTTCGCTATAGCCTACGCCCATCTTTTGAGCGGTTTCGGTGAACTTGGACATACGTGTCATCGCTTCATCAAACCCTGTGCCGGTCCAGTCTGTCCATGTTGGGC